CGCAGTGCTCTGCGAAGATGGATGCCAAGGAAGAGATGACAGCCTTGGAGGAGTTCATCTACGACAATGAGCCGGCCGGACCGTATGCAGAGAGGTGGCGTGCATCTCTGGTCGATGTGCTTGAGGACGAAGTAAACGAAGACCGCCTTGAACGGCCTATTTCGACCAGACCCTGAACCCCGCCTACGAAGCGGGGCGCCGCTGTGTGTGACCACAACGACGCCCCTAACGCCGCGCCGACTTGCCCACCCGGCGCAGCGTCTCTCAACGGGCGTATATGAGGACCACCCGATGCGAGCTCCCCGCGGAGCGCTTCCGGCATTTATCGCCGAGGCTGTCGGTTATGCCGGCAACGATTGCTTGCTCTGGCCATACAACCTTACCTCTGAGGGGTACGGCGGCGTCAGATACCCCGGCATTGCTGGCACTGCAGCTCGTGTTGTATGCACTTTGGCTCATGGAATGCCACCGCTGGATAAGCCACATGTAGCGCATTGGTGCGGAAACCGAGCGTGCGTTGCACCTAAGCATTTACGATGGGCGACGCCACGCGAGAACTGGCAGGACACGGTGCGACATGGGAGAGAAAGTAAAGGCTCACTCCGCTTTAACTCGAAGTTGACAGCTGCTGATGTGCTGGCGATCAGAGAACAGACGTGGCGCACAGGCCGTTCTTTCGCTGCTGAGCTAGGTGTTGCTGAAACTACGATTAGCGCAGCCCGCCGTGGGAGAAAATGGCGACTACTGACCTGGAGGGGCGGCGTTGATAGCGCCGCCTCATCCTGCACCTGACTGGGAAACTGTGATGATCTGGATATTGGGCTTCTTTCTCGGCATCCCGCTAGCTTGGTTGGTCATACGTGCGATCGATCATTGGGAAGCCTGGCGAGGTCGCCGCAACGCTCATTGATTGGATTGTTGACCGTTTGGCTGCCCCAGCAGCCCTACGAGCGGCGCATATCGAGCAGCTGATACCACGGATTGCGGCGGCATGAACGGCGGTGGTCTCGGCGGCACCGTGCCAGGCTGCGGCACGCGTTGTCCCAGGACGCCGATAGCGTTCTGCAATCGAGCCAGTCGCATATTCTCCGCAGCGTTGCGCACGGCGTAGGACAGCCCGACCTGGGCTGGCACCGCCGCCAGCGCGCCTGTCAAACCACCCCCCGTGACAGCCGTCCCAATACCGACCAACCGACTACCTTCTGCGCGCATCCACTCCTGCAGGAAGCCCGAGTTGGCAGCCTTGCGGGCGGTGGCGATTTCGTCGGGGGTCCAGCCACGCACATTGTCTGGATCATTCAGAAATGCATTGGTGCGTGATGCGATTAACGTCGCACGATTGGGGTTGCCCTCAGTGGAGTCCACGACGCCCTGTAGATCGTTCATGCGCGAATAGGCCGCATAGGCGCTGCGCGCATCGTTGAATGCCTGAATGCCCTGTGGGCTGCCCGACATATGCTCTGGCGGGACGTTCGAGTAGCGTTGGCGGAAGTCCTGCAGGATCTGCCGCATCTGCCTGCCCTCGGGAGACAGAGTGCCGTCGCGGTATTGGTTTGAAATTGCGTCCTGAATCGTCTTGTCGACCTCTTGGATGCTCTGAATGCTGTCCAGCGGCGCGTCGGCTGTTTTGCGCAAATCAGCGATGAGACTGGTTGTGGCATTGGGGCCTGCCGCGGCCTGCCCCGCGGGGGTCTGCTTCTGATACTGGTCGAGGCTATCGAGCCAGTCATGGGTGAACTGTGGGTGAAGCTGGAAGTCTGACGCGTCGGCAGTTTTATACAGGCCGCTGGCGACTTTAAGCGCATCAGCCGGCGTCTTGATCGGCACGGCTTCGGGTTGGTAACTCGGGCTGGTAGGGCCAGCCGGTGCGCCAGGCGGCCGGGCCAGCGGCGGCATATCGCCCGTGAAGCTTGGTGCCTTCGGCACAATCGGGCCAGCCACAGGTGGCATGCTGGTCTGCACCACGGGCAGGATCTGCAGCGCGGCATGCACGTCCCTGGCCAGCTTGGGATTGCCGCCGCTACCGATCTCCGAGAGGTTGGCGAGAACGCCGGCCCCGGCTGCCGATGCGCCTTTCCCTAGAACATCGGCGACATCCGCTGCTGGTCCCAGGACATTACGGCCAAGCCATCCCTGGTTGCCGATCCATTGGCGCGCTGCCGGCCCGACGATCGGCTGCGTGTCCCGGTAGGTCTGCTTCATCTCCGTTCCGACGCGGACATTAGCATCCCATAGCGATCCGCCAGGCCTGGTATCGGACGGCACGGTGTTGAAGCTGGTGTCGAGGATCGATCGTTTGCCTGGGGTGGGTGTCATGTCCGGGTAGGACGAGCCGCCAGGATCGACGCCTGTCGTTGAGGTGTTGTCGGTCGAGCCGCTCGGGCCGCCTGGCGCCACCATCACCGAGCTGGCTGCGGGATCGAGGCTGTCACCCATTACTGTTGCCCCTGCTGAGCGCGCGGCGACTTCATTACCATTATGCTGCCATTGCTAAGGTGGTAAAGCGTGCCGGGGTGGACCTCGTTCTGCTGTGCCCACTGGATGCGTCGATCCCTCCACTCTGGGCTATTGTCGGTCCAGTGCGCGCTTAAATCGGCTGGCACGGCTGGCACAAACGGCTTTTGCTTTGCGTCGGCGGCATCGATCGCGTCGCCGTAGTTCTTGCCCCTGGCCATCTCTTTCTGCACATCGGAGGTGAACCGCTGCTTGGCTTGGTAGGCCTGCTGGAGATAGGCGACTGCTGCGGTGCGGGTGTCCTGGTCCATCCATTCGGTTGGCCCCATACGCTCAATGAAGTTTAGATCGCGATCTGATAACGAGCCCATAGCCATACCCTGGCGCAGCGTCTTCACGAGGTTGTTGATGCCGCCGCGCAGCAGTTGCACGCCGCCGGTATCGCTTAGCGGCATACCGAGTTGGCCTAGTGTCTCGGCGATTGTTTTCTCGCTGCCTGGCAGTTTGGTGGTCTGCAGCCAATTAGGCTGGCCGACGCCATCGGAGATTGCGCGGAAACCTTGCAGCTGGGAGACCACATCACGGGCTTCGCCTTGCTCTTTCTGGGCCGTTTTCAGGCCTTCCAGGTTGGCGGTATTGATCACCTGTTCCTTGTTGGTGGCGCGCTGCACATCTCCCTGGACGTTGGCCAACGTGATTGCCTGCTTGCCCTCCTGCTCCTTCAGCGCGATCTGCGCCGCCCGATCGGCCGCGGCTCTTTCGTCCCCTTGCCGGCGCGTCATCTCGGCGTTGTACAGCGCCACCTGATGGGCGGTGTGAGCGTCCTGTATCTGGCGCGTCGCTGTAGCTAAATTATCGGCAGCCTCGCGGGCAGCCTGCACCGTCTTGACCCTATCAACGCCGGTCGTTGGTGCATTCTGCAACTCGACCGCGGTCTGCTGTTTTACCCGCTGCAGAGCATCGAGCGTTGCCTGCTCCTCCGGCGTGGTGGGGATCGGGTTCTGCTTCTGGAAGTCCGCGAACGAAAGGGGCGCGGGCGGGGCAGGCGTTGCCGTTGCCGGGGCTGTGGCGTCCGCTGGCGGGGTTGCCGCCTCACCCCCTGCCGGGACATCCCACGGCACATCGGGCGCCGTAGCGCCGCCTGTGGGCGCCCCAGGACCGGCCACCTTCACCGGCTTAGGGGGCGCCAGGAAGTCGGGATCGGGCACGTTGGCGTAGCGCTGCTTCAGCTGCCCGGCGGTCAACCCCGCGGCAATCTCCTTGTTGGCCTGCACCGCATCGGGGCTGACGAAGCTGCTCACAGGCGCATTGTCCGGCGCTGCCATCACCTTGGCCGCCGCCGTCGGCCCGATATAGTGCGCGATGCCGAGTGACTGGCCGGTAGGCGTTGCGCCCGCACCGCTCAACACGCCCGCGTTGCGCTGTGCCAGCCACGAGATGGCCTTGGCGCCAAGGCTTGGATCTGACTTTGCGGCCATCACCTGCGCCGGCGTCATGCCCTTGAACAGATCCGGGTTAGCCGCGGCGAAGTCGGACCAGGTGCTGTCGAGGAACTGGCCGACGCCGGACGCCGAGGAGTTCTTGTTCTTGCCGGTGCCCTCGATGCCGGCGATTGAGCCCTCATATCCGCCGCCACCAGCGCCCCCGCTGGTTCCTGGCACGGCGCCACCACCGAGCAGCAGATTGGGCACGGCACCGGCGGCGCCGGCACGCAGCAACGGCACCGCCACCTTGAGCCGCTCAAGATACTGCTGCTGCTGCCCCGCAGCGTATTGCTGCTGCGCCGCGAGATAAGCCGCCGCGGCCTGCTCAGAGCCGGCCTCCCCACGCGCCGCGCCCTGGAACCCCTCTGCCAGCCCACCGAACATCGGCTTGCCCGGGTAGTAGCCGCTGCCCGCCATCAGCGAGGTGCCGAAATCGCCCAGCGCGCGCAGTCCAGCACGCTCCCGTTGTGCCGGGCTCATCACGTCGGTAAGCGGCCCGCCGGCCAGCGCCTCGCCGAGCAGCGACAGGAAGCCGCGCTTGACCGGTGTGGTGTCGGGCTGCGGCAGGGTCGGTTGTTGCAACAGCTGCTGCGCGATGGCGTTGAGGTCGACGCCGCTCCCGCCACCGCCTGCCTGGCCCAGCAGCGCCGCCTTCACCTCAGGCGACGCGGCAGAGTAATCCGGCAGTGTCTGGGTGTCGTCCGCGGTGTCTGCCATGTCGCCCCCTCAGAGCCCGAGCAGCCCAGGACCGCGCACGCCGCCGCCGGCCATGTTGACCGGACGCGCAGCGGCTGGGTTGGACGCCGCGCGCAACGCCTCGACGCGTGCCATCAGCGCCTGCAGGAACTGGTTCATGCCGGTGGCACTGCCGCTGTAGGCGTTGGAATTGGCCTGGATGCCACCGGGTGCCACACCGGCCACGCCAGGCAGGTTCGGCACCGCGGGCTTCTGGGCGCCCTGCTGGCCACCGAGCCCCTGCAATGCTTTGGCGATGCCCTGCGCATTGATGCCGGACGAGCCGGCGCCCGTCGTGTCGAGCCCACCGGTATCGACAAACCCCGGACCGGACGAGCCACTGAAGGATAGAGGCTCCGAACCCCACCCGGCCAATAGGTCTTCAGCCGACGTGCCACTCATCGCCTATTCCCCCTACACCAATCCGCCGCCGACCGATGCCACCTTACTGATCAGCCCGAGATAGCTGCCGATCTGGTCGACCGTGCTGGGCGTCGTGGTGGCTGTCGTGGTGCCGGTGCCGGTGGTGGCACCGGTGCCGGTGGTGGCGCCGGTGGTGCCGAAGGGCACGCCGCTCACCGCCGAGAGCAGCAGATCGAGGTTCTGGATCGGTTGCTGCTGCGTCCCGTAATAGTTGCCCATCTGGGCATTCAACCCGGCCTGTTGCTGGCTCTGCTGCAGGCCGCCGATGCCCAGCAGGTTCTGCAGATACTGCTGCGGCAGTCCCGAGCCGGTTTGCAGTGCGTTGGCGATGTCGGTCTGGTTGTAGCCGGCCATCTGGCCACCGGCGGCGAGGTTCCCCTGCGCCAGCCGGTCGGCCCCGGAGCCGAGCAGCGACGCGAAGTCGGTGCCACCCTTCGCCTGCAGCCCCGCCATCGTGCTGCCGGCGTTGCCATACATCTGTCCCAGTATGCTGGCTGCATTCTCACTGAGCTGCTGGCGGGTGTTGCCGAGTTGCCCCGCGGTGGTCAGCGCCTGGCCGTAGCCGGTATTGAGCAGCTGGCCCAAGATGTTGCTCTCGCCCAACGCTGCCTGGCTCTGTGCCACACCCTCCTGCACGCCCTGTCGCGAGCCACCGAACGCCCCGGCCTGGTTGGCATTGGCGCCGACCTGCTGGAGGTTCTGCTGCAGCGCCTGCTTGCCGAGCGCCATGGTCGGATCGATGACAGCCTGGGTGTAGGGCGACATCATGCTGCGGGCGTCCTGCGCCACCGACAGTGCGCTGGTCGGGCCGAGCCCTGCCCACCCACCGAGCAGTCCCTGCGCGTTGCCGAGGCCGCCCTGCATCGCCTGCTGGGCGTTCGCCAGCCCGGTGTTGATCGCATACTGCCCCTGCGACAGCCCGGTGCCGATCGCCCCCTGGGCGCCCTGCTCGCCCTGCTGGATGTATTGCTGCGATTGCGGCAGAGACATCTGCGCCAAGACGTTATAGATGCCGCCAGCGCCGCTGCCGATCTGGCTGGCCATGGCGGTCGGATCGGTGTTGATGCCGTAGTTCCAGCCCGCCTGCGTGCCGGGCGATACATCGGCGACCTGTTGCCCTGGATACGGGGTGAACAGGTTGGGGTCTTGCGACAGCGTCCGCGCGGTGCCGACCGCCTGCTGCGCGGCATCGGTGAGCCAAGGCGGCAACTGCGTCGCTGACGTCCCGCTGGTGTTGCTGGTGCCGCCGGTATCTTGCACCGTCTGTTGTTTGCCGCCTTTGCCGCCGCCCCCGCCGCGCAGCCCGGCGAACGACAGATGGTCCGGTTGGCCAGCCTCGTTGAACCTCATGGCATGGGCTCCAGTGGCTTGATCAGCGTGCTGTGCCAGGGCTTCCAGCCGCGCGAGGCGCCAATGCGGCCCCACCCCGGACGCCCCACGATCGTGGCGGCACTGCAGCCCTGCTCGATGCCCCAGCGCAGCACCTCGTCCTCGAGATCCACGCAGGCGCGCAACTCACCGGCGCCCAGCCAAAAATGGGCGACCTTGCAGAGCGGATAGGTCTGGATCTCAGCCACCACGACGCCACCCTCGTTCTCGAACAGCGTGGCGTCCCCCGCTTTAAGCATTTCAACGACATTATCCATGCGATGCGTGCCGCCGGCATATTCCAGAGCGCGTTGCAGCCGCCTGGCTTTCTCGCCGCCGGACAGGCTCATGGCAGCACCTGCGCGGTGACCAGTGCACCACCGACATCCACCGACACTTCCCAGCTGCTGCCATCCGGCGCGCGCAGCACGATGCTGTTGAACGAGGGCGTGGTGGTCGCATCTGCCTTACGGTTGATCGCGTCAGCGACCTGCGCCAGGCGTTGGTTGAGATCGCCCGAGATCGAGGCAATGAACGGCGCGGGTGCGTGCGGCAGGCGGGCCATCAGCGGCGTCCCGCGGCGCTGATATCGATGCGATTGCGCCCGACACTGAATGGCGCGTCATCGATCGCCTCGATGCGCATCCGCACGCTGCGCCCCGAGATCCGCGCATCCATCAGTCCGTCATGGATTTGTGTATACAGCCCGCTGTCGGTCTCGACCGGCGAGCGCGGTTGTTCCCTGGCCAGGAACCGGAAGCCGAAATGCGGTGCCAGTGTTGGATTGGTGGTGTCATCGAAAACCACCTGTTTGATATGGAAGCGGATATCCCCCTCGCCCTGGTTGATGGCGCCGCTCTCGACGAACACCTGGCCGGCGCTGGCGCGTGGCGCGCCGTTGTCAGTGTAGCCGGTCTCGTGCTGGAACAACGCCCCGCCGGTGCCACTGACGCCGCCCAGGATTGGATAGTCGAGGGTGCCGATGCGATCGCCCGCGGTGCGCGTCCGTGAGCCCAGCAGCCAGTAGCCAGGGATCGTGGTGTAGTTCATGGCGATGTAGCGGTTGTTCTCGCCGCTCTGTGAGGTCTCATCCGGCCAGTCCCACCACAGCTCGGCAAACTGCGGATTGGCCGAGCCGAACAGCCGGCCGGCGCCCCCCGCTTTGAGTGAGGCGAAGAAATAGTTCTTCACATCGCACGGCAGCGGCTGGACGTTGCCGTTATAGAACCAGAAGTTCTGCGCGCTCATCCAGGCCGCGAACGAGCCGGCCCCTGCCACTGCGCGCGGTGAGATCGGACCGCAGCCAGCAGCGATCTGGCTGATGCCGTACGCATACGGCGGCCCGACGTACGTCATGAGGTGAACGTCATTGGTGGTGAACAGCAGGACGCCTGCCGCCACCTTGCACGCGGTGAGCGCGGCCGCGCTGGTCACCAGCTGCTTCTCGCCAGCCAGGTTGGTGACGTCGGCGGTCCAGACGGTCATATCCTCCTGGTCGGACCAGGCGATCTTACGGGGATCGCCGCCCGAGCCATACAGCACCACCTGGCGCTGGTCGGTCACGATGACGCCACGGTTGCCGGTGGGGGCATTGAGCACCTGGGTGGCGGGTGTCGTCGGTGTGTTTGGATCCCACGAATACAGGTGCCCGTCCTGCGTCGGCACGACCACGAGCAGCTCACCGAACGTATCCATCGACCACCAGTCGGTGACGGTGCCGAGGATGCCGGGGGGGCCGATCGGTGCGCCTGTAGGGGACGAGATGCCGTAGACACCGTTGCCGTAGAAGCCGAGGCCGTAGCCCGAGGCATAGCCCGGCGGCAGGATCGGGGGCGCCCCGGTCGGCGTGATGTCGTAGAGCACCTGAGTATCGAAGCAGTAGGCCCAGAGGTGCGTATCGGTGCCGAAGGCCGCCCAGCGCTGATACGCGTTATCGTGCCAGGTGACGACGTCTCGCGGGACGTCCGAGACATTGCTGCCCTCGACCACCATGTTGCCGCCGACAGGCACCAGGGTGCCGCCACGCCAGCGCATGTTGTTGCTGTTCCACCAGCGTCCCGCGGTCGCCTCCGACGAGCTCTCGCGCACGATGCCTGGCGGTGGCGATTGGGTAAGCCTAGGCACTGATCAATTCCAGCGCCGTCACCCGCTCTGCCAGCTCGCGGATGGCGTTGCAGGCGGCGAGCAGGAGTGGCCCCAACTGGGTGCCGAGTTGTCCGGGCAGTAGCTGCGGATCAATCGAGCCATCGAGACGTGGTGTTGCCATCTCGAACACCAGTTCCGGCATGATGGGCTGTGTGGCCTGCGCCGAGAGGCCGTAGTGCGTCACCCCGTCGTCTGCCGTGCCGCCCTCGCCGTTGTATTCAAACGCGATGGGCAGCAGCGCGCATATCTCAGCCAGTCCCGACCGATATGGCTCGACGTGGCGCTTGACGCGGTCGTCCGAGGTTGCCGCCCACGCCCCGCCGCTCGGCTTGAAAGCGTTACCGGTGATGGTGAGATGGCCGCCATACTGCAGGCTCATCAGCGATGTGTTGGAGTTCCAGAAGCGAGTGCCGTTCTGCTCGTCGTAGACGTCCGTGACGTTGGTCTGCCACTGCAGGATGCGCTGCGGAAAGGCGCGATAGATCGAGAAGTCGGTGACCTGGGTGTGGGCAAAGAAGGCCGATCCGTCTGTGTAGGATGTCTTGAATTCTCCGACGCTGGCCCCGAGTTGGTTGCCGACGCTGAGATTGCCGCTGATGGTCATGCTGCCGGTGATATCGCCGCCGGTTGTCGGCAGGAATGAGCCGGTCGGCCCGGTGCCCCCAGTCAGCGTGTGCAGGAAGCCATCCAGCGCGGTCCAGTTGGAATTAGTGAGGTTCCCCCACGTATCTTGATTGCCGCCAATAATCGGTAAGTTGAAGCCGTAGTTAGGAGTGGTGCTAGCTGACATGCGATGCACTCCATGGTATCAACAGAGCGGCGACAGTGCGTCCAACACTGCCACCGCCCCTAACCCCGACCCCCCGCGAGAAGGATCGAGGCTGATGAAGCATAGCATGACCGAAGAAAAGCGAGCCGCTCAGAGGGCGTATTTCCGCGCGTGGCGACAGAAGAACATAGACAAGATCCGCGAGCAGGAACGCCTTAAGCGTAACTCCAACAAGGAAGAGATAGCAGCATATCAGCGCGAATATCAGGCCGCCAATAAGGCGCGCATTCGAGAAAAGCAGCGAGAATGGCGCATAAAGAACCGAGAAAAGGTGGTCGCTGATCGCAAGGCATATAAGTCGGCTAATCGGGCCAAGCTTAACGCGCAGCAACGTGGACGCAGCAAGCTGGTCCAGGTGGAGAAGCCTGAGCAATACCGAGCGGCTTGGAAGCGCAATAACGCCAGACGCCCCGCCAAGCTGCTCGCCAGGAACGAGATCCTGTTGGGCAGGAAGCGACCGGACGCTTGCGATGCGTGCGGCGGCAACGACGGCGGCATTGTCTTCGATCATTGTCATACCAAAGGCCATCCACGCGGCTGGATTTGCGACCGATGCAACATTGCGTTGGGATGCGTGAAGGACAGTCCGGACAGGCTGCGCAAGCTCATCGTGTATATCGAGCGCAACCAAGAGAACACTTCGCCGCAGTTAGCTATGGCTGGCATCTGACCGTTCCTCCGCGCCGTTACCGCGCGGTGGCATGTTCATAGCCAAGGGCGGCTGTTGCAGGCGTGCGATCTGCGTCTGACACTGCCGTTCGATGTCAGCGATCATCGCCTGCACGGGGCGCAGTGGGGCGGCCAGTTGCTCAAGCACGGCGCGCCACTGCTGGATGCTCAGCACGACACTGAGCGGTTGCTCGGGCGTGACCATCGGCGCCTGTGCGTCGCTCATCACTTGATCCCCGCCGGCGGCTTACCGGGCCATGGTATGGGTGGCGTGAGAGCCGTCTCGACGGCATCATCAGCGAGGGTTATCTTCCAGGTACCGCCGGCATCAAATGGCATCAGGATGATCCACCCCATTGCGCCGAGGCCACGCCTGCGTCCCTGCCAGCCGACGCGACGCAGATAATCTTGACGGTTACCCTCGGAGATGCCGCTAGGCGTGCGCTGCGGCTGCTTGGCATCGAGCGCATAGTACGGCTTGCCATCGCACGGCACCCATTGCGGGTTGGCCTGCGCGCCGTTGAACATCGATCCTGCGAGCGTTGCCATGTCGTCTCCTATGTGCCTGTGGTGTCGGTGATGAGGCCGTAGGCCACGAGCGCCGCGAGCAACGATCCGAGCGCGGCATTGGAGCCTTTCAAGCCGCTGACCGTTGGCTTGGCAATTGGGGCCGTGTTGTTGAAGCCGACGGTACTGTTGTGGCGCACGGAACCGCTAAAGATAGTTGCGCCGGTAACGGCCCCGCCGCTCAGCGGCAGCCACGGGCCTGGCGTGGCTGAGCCGATGGCAGCATCCAGCTTGGTGGCATTCTGGTTGAGGTGAAAGCCCCACTGGCCATCGTCCATGTCGTAGTTAGGCATGAACAGCCCGAGGTTCGGCGTGGTGGTGTAATCGCTGCCGCTCATGATGCTGGGTGCCTCATGCGGTGGTGCTGTCGGTGATGATGCCAGCGGCATTCAGCGCGCTGAGCAGGGCGGTGAGCACAGCCACCGTTGCGGTGCCGCGCGAGCCGGTGATGGCCGGCTTAGCATCGGGGAAGCTGAGCCGCTCAGTGGCGCCCACCATGTAGCGCAGCCGCGCCGTGCCGGTGGTGGTGTATTGCAGATAGGCGCCAGGCAGACTGTTCAGCGCCGGGCCACCGTTGAAATCAACAATATGGCTCGCTGGCATCACGAGCGCGTTGACCGGATTGGTTGAACCGGCAGGCACGACCGCGCCGCGTGTATCGACTACATTCCGCACCTGGGTGCCAGGTGCGAAGCCGAGGATCTGCTGAAAGTTAACGAGGGGGTCCGGCGAGACCGATCCGGTCGGACTGGACGTTGTACACCACAGCACGGTGGCAATTTCGGTCTGTGTGTTGTTGGCCTGATCCCAGCGGATACCGACGACGTGCAGGGCTTTCCTGATGCCTTTGCCGCCGAATGTCTGGGTGTTCAACCCATCATCCAGCCCATTGGTTTCCATGTCCAGTTCAAGGCATGCATGGTTTTTGGCGCCGGACGCCAGGCTACCGAGGCTTGATTGATCGATGGCGTCAAACAGGCCACCGGTGATCCAACCGTTGCTGGCTGGGCTACGGATAACCTGGTTGAATTGTGCTGTAGCAAAGCCGCCAGCGGTGCTGTTGTTGGTCGCCGTATTGACCAGGTTCCAGTTGTTGGCACCATCGCCTGCTCCGATCGTCGTGCTGATCGAAACGACTCTGTTCTTGTTACCTGCCAGCGTGCCTCCTGTATATGTCGTGGTGCGGTCGAACTGAAAGTCCACGAAGTCCGTGGCGGTTGGCACACGTTTGCGTAGGATTATCCGGTTGTCGGTGTACAACACAGGGATGTTCTGTGCGCCCGAACTGACGAACGGCGGCAGGATCTGGCCGATGCCGCTACCGAACCCAGTTGTCGTGATGCTGCCCCAGATGAGCGAGGTGCCGAGGGTGAGTGCGTCGCTGAATGTGGTTGGGCCGAACACGGTGGCATTGCCAGCAAGCGGCAGGAATGGGCCACCACCGGTTGAGGCATGGATGGCGCTGTCGATCGCGTCGGCGTTGCTGTTCCAGAGGTCGCCCCACAACCCGACGGCCATGTTGGCGATCGGCTTAAACAGCCCAAGGTTGGGCGTCAGCGTATAGTCTGTGCCAGGTCCGCTCATGATACTGCCACCACATCAAACGGGCCGGGCGCCCAGATGCCTGGGTTGCCGCCGCACAGCTGCACGGTGCCGAATGTGCGCAGCAGCAGCACCGCGCGTTCGCTGAACTCGTAAGGCCCGGCGCCATACGGCCCGACGTCATACGGTGAGCCAAGCTCGCTCGAGGGCGGCGTGAGATAGTGCCAGGTGGCGTATTTGCCGACGCCCCAGGTGCGCGTGCCGAAGCCCAGCGGGCGCGTGGCATTGTAGACCTGATAGCCGCCCGCCGGCACGCGCAGGATGTCATACAGGCGCGTCTGCACGATCGTGGTGGCAAGCCCGGTGCCGATCAGATCGCCACCCGTGAGGGCGTCATACAGGTTGACCGTGTCGATGGCGCCCCAGTCCGCACCACACGTCGGCCACTGTACGCTGGCCAGGTTGGCGCCGAGGATGCCGTCGCCTGTGTCCGCGAACGTCACCGGCCGACGCACATAGCCCGTGCCGGCGCACTCGGCGCCCGACGACTGCAGGCCCATCCAGCACGCGAATGGATATGCGTACGAGGTGGCCATCAGCTGGTCACCGACTGAAGTTCACTGGCCCCCATCGCCCGCGGCCAATAGCGCACCCGGCGAGCCCATAGATTCTGCTGCTGCTGCGAATGCATCGGACCGCCGACCGTCAAATTCAACACCGCAGGCAAAGCCCCGACCGCAGCCAACGCCGACACAATCCCGTCATGCGCACCCTGCAAACCCCCATTTAAAGTCCAGGCACCGGCGCCTTTATGAACCACACCTAATGGTGTTGGCATCGCCGCTATCGTTGCAGTTCCGCTTGCCACGTTGGCTACAAATGCCGAGGCCATTACCTGCACATTAGGCACGCCGGCCGTTGGGGCCACATAGCCTTCAGTATTGATATAGTCCGTGTTCACATTACTACCCACCAGCTGCACTGGTGAGTTAAAGTTGTTGTTGCATCCAATGAAGATATATTCGACCGCCAGCGAGCCCTTCGTCCCATCATACCAAGCACCAACAGGGGTTGTGCAGATATCCCGCGACCGCACAACAGGCGATCCGGCCGTCGCAATGTAGCTCGTCGCGTACCCCCCGCTCTCTAACTGCGCATTTGTGACACTGCCCGTGACCGTCAGCGTCAGCGACCCAGCTGTCGGCGTAAACGTCACCACAGTCCGCGCGCTGGCCCCTGTCCCGGTCGTGGCCCCTGTGCTAACCCCGCTCCGCGTTATCGTGCCGGTCCCGTAGAAGCTCAATGTCCACGGCAACGCCGTCACCGTCGCGCTCTGCGTCGTCAACGCCGCACTGTTCAACAATACATTCGTGCGCTGCTCCTCAATCAATACGCCCTTCAGTTGGTGTGTCACAGGGTCGTAGTCCCACCGCGGCGCATTGATCGCTGCCGTCTGCATCACGCCAGCAATATCGACGTAAGTCCCAGTAGACGCGCGCGTAAACGTAATTTGCGGGTCCAAAACTCCTGGACTCAGGAACCCAAGATCCAGACTTGGGGGCTGACCAGCAGAGCTGCTCGACTGCACCCCCGCGTGGTGCGGATAGGTCACCTGGCGCGAGAACAGCATGCACCACCCGGCCGCGGACACCGGCCCCTCGATGCGCGCGCACGACGATGGGGCGGCGTAGTGCCGGCACATGCCGCAGCGCTCGGCGCCGCCGGCGGGCGTATAGCGCGCGGCCTGTTTGGTGGCCCGAGGGGTGCCGCGCACGAACAGGCGTTGCAGGGTTGCCATCAGGATTCGCCTCTGCGCTGCGCCCAGAGCTTCCTGGCGGCCTCTGATTGCTTGGCGCGAGTTTCGGCTGAATGCACACGCCCGACACCCACATGCGCCCAGCGCTTGCGTTGGACAGGCGTGGCATTTGCCCACGCGGCTTTCATGACAGCAGACCTGCGTGCGGTAGGATGATCCATGCCGCGGTTGCTTTCGCCGACATTCTCAGCAACGAGACATATCTTGACGTTGCCAGTCTCATACGCGCCCTGGTCTCCATGCCGCGCCATCACATATTGATCGCGACGCCGGCCGCGTCGCTCCCATTTGCCGCTGGCCTGCCAGATGTCCCACCACTCCTCGAACGTCAGCAGGAACTCGATCCCACGATACAGGGCCTTCCCTTTGTGTTGGTGGTATCGGCCTAGAGGAGACTTGAACCATTGCCGGTTATATTCCTTAAGTTCCTGCGGTGTCTTTTTCATCTATGGATAGTAACAGACTATAAGTCGTAGTCCAGCACTCAGAAAACCGTGGCCATCTCCGCTTTCAGTGGGGCTCCGGAATAATCGCTCTGTTGCTTCCACAAATTGGCCCTGGTGACGGCCTGCTGGTATGCCGCGTCCATCTGGCCGGCGCGGGCATCATCGAGCGCCCAGATGGCACCCTCTCGCACCACCCCGGTGAGGTAGACGGAATAGAGGTTCTCCAGGATCGGGTTGGTATCTGTTGGGAGCAGCAGGGGCCGCGGCTTGCGATACCAGCCCATCAGCACCGACTGCGGCACCCAGTTGGGATCGGGTGGGTCAGGGATCGTGGGATGTGGCAGGAACTCGATGCAGTTGGCCACCAGGCGATAGGCGTAGCTCGGGCCACTGAATGCAGTGACGTTGTCATAGGGCTGCCAGCCCAGCGGTTGCCACTGTGGCGACCAGTGGCCCGACCACTCATCCTTCAGCGTCAGCAGCTCACCTGTGGTGGCGTCCCTGATGCTCTCCATGGTGGCGAAGTCGCTGGGCAGCGCGATGTATGCGGCATCGATCGGCTGGATGGCCGAGGCCACCTGGCAGCGTGCCCGCAGCGTCTGGGCCAGCTCGGTCTCCACGGCAGCCACCCAGCCCGGCATGACACCATTCGAGAGGATGTCCTGCCGGTTCAGATAGCTGGCCACGTCGGCCTGCAGCTGGGCGAGTGACGCCATCAGCGCGCCTGGTCCGTCACCACCACGGCATTGGACTGCGGCGCCGCGGTCGAGCCCGCCGCATTGGTCGCGGTGACGATGCAGGCCACGCTGTGGCCCAGATCGGCTTGCGTGAGGGGCAAGCTCGCGCCGGCGCTCGGGATGCTCTGGTCGTCCATCTGCCACTGGTAGGCATAGCTGGTCGGCTCGCCCTGCCAGTTGCCCATGGTGCAGGTCATCGTGGCGCCGGCCTGCTGGACATACGGCACGTCGACATTGACCGGCGGCGTTACGGGCGGCGGCGGCGTGCCCTCTCCCGTGCCCGCATCAGCGTCCACCATGAGCACCGGCTCATACTGGCTGCCCTCCAGCGTCGCGCCGTCGGCGGCGGTCTGCGCGCCCTGCGCCATCGCCAAGGCAGCCGCGTCGCTGAGCCCATCGGCCGTAGGATACAAACGTATCAACAGCACCTGGTCGAGGCCGTCGACCAGCACGGGCTCGGTGGTGCCGCTCATTGTGCCTGCTCTGACAATGGCACCTGCTGTGCCGCCACCAGCTTGGCGCCCTCCTCGTGGGTTTTCCTGCCCTGCTCCAGCGCCTTGGCCGCCACATCGGTGGCGCTGTCGGCGTCGGGATACAGCCGATGCAGCAGCACCGGATCGATGCCCTCGACCAGCATCGGCTCGGCGCCCCTGGTGTCAGGCGTCTGTGCAACCTGTCCGGCCATGGGCTGCATGGTGCCAGCGGTTGGCGGTGCGGCACCGACGCCCGGCGTTGGCGCCATGGACGCGGGCTTCGGGGCGTTGGTCGCGGTGGGACTGGCCATGGTGTGCTCCTTCAGATGCGTCGTGCGTCGTCGGTGCGAAATACGCGGTTGTCGCGTTCGTCCAGCCAGGCGTTGAGCGCCTTCTGGTCGCGGGTAATCCCGAGCTTCTGGAGCTGCTGCCAGATCACCATCGGGATGCGGGCGACATGGGTGATGCCGTCAGGGTTCGGCCGGTGCTTGTCGAAGTTGCTGGCGAGGGCTTTCGCGCTCTCGACGATGGGACGCGTGTTCTGCGAGGTGATGATGACCGGCAACCCGGTTTCGCTGTCGGTCACGATCTCGGTCGACCGCTGCGTTACCGGATTGTAGGCATCGTAGAGGATGGTTTCGGTCATAGCGGTAATCCGCTATAAGCGGGGCGTTGCCGGCCCTCCACGGCCAGCAACGTCCCTAACCACGAACCCTGTTCGGACCAAGGATCGAAGCTATGCCATCCAACGACGACGAGACGCGCAAGGCAATCAAGACCGCCTATGCCAACACCTGGCGCAGGAACAACGCCGAGGCTAGACGCGCCTATGAGCGGGAAAGTTATGCCGCTAACCTCCCAGAGAGGCGCAAGACGGCAAGAAAGCGCTATAGCGAGGAGACACCGGAGCAGCGCGAAGCCAGGAATGCCTACCAGCGCGAATACGTTAAGAAGAACGCAGAGGCCGTCCGCGAAAACAAGCGCCGCTATCGCGAAAAGAACCGTGAGAAGCTTCGGGAGGCGCACCGTCAATACATCAGGGACGACAACGGTGAGCTGAATGCCAAATATCGGCATCGGCATCAGCGCAAGATCGAACAGCGCGCCATAGACCTTGAGACGTTGGCCAAAAGGCCCCGCCCAGAGGTCTGCGAAATCTGCGCCGGGCCACCCGACCCGAAGAGGGGAATGCATTACGACCATTGCCATGCCACAGGCGTGTTCCGTGGCTGGATCTGTCGTGGCTGCAACCTGATGCTTGGGAACGCCAAGGACGACCCCGCCCTGCTTCGGGCTGGGGCCGCTTACCTTGAGCGTTTTCGTGAAGGCTACTGATTTAGGTCGAAGATGGTCGCGTGAGCCTTGGGGGCGGTGGGCCGGATACAACCTTCGAAAATGACCCCCCCCTGGCTGTTGTCGCCGGTTTGCGCATCCTGATTGTTCGCTGGAGGTCGCTGATCTCCAACCGCCCTTGCGGGCTGCTGCATGTCTCCATGCAGAGCAGACTATCTCATCACCTTCCGAGGAAGGGCTGGGCGCTTCGCTTCGCTTGAAGCTACGGGGTTGCCCCCTAGTCGTTACACCTTCCCCTTGCGGGGCTTGGCTCGGTATTACGCACAGCTTTCCTGTTTGCGCCTTCACCGATTTCACCCAGTTTTCGACAGCAATCACTTGCTGAAGGACCTATGCCGCTACTAGCGAACGAATGGCGTTGTCGTTCGCCGCAATGCGGCGCGAGTCTTGTTGCACCATGTCCCTTTCCGGCAGTGGTGCCATCTCCACATAGTCTGTAGATACAAGCAGAATTTGGTGAGCGGGACCGAAGCGATCCGGCGTGAGTTGCAGCGTGCCGAAGTTGGTGCGGTAGACGTCGACTGCGCCTTGGATGGTCATCTCGCCGGTGGGTGACGCCTGGACGATGTTCTGCGCCACGATCGGGTTGCCCGTGCCGCCTTGGCTGAGCGTGGCGAAGTAGTTCTTGATGTTGCCCGACATGATGCCGAGCGTCGGATTGCCACCGGCCTGCCAGCACTGCTGGATGGCGGCATTCACCACGGCGAGGGTGAGATCGTAGGCCGTGCCGGGGGTGCCTGCGTTGGAGCCGTCGCCGATCGGCATGACGCCCGCACCAGCGCCGCGCGCGCCGAATGCGGTGTAGCAGGGCAGTCCCGACATATGGCGTGGATCGGTGATGGTGCGCACCAGCGGCGACGTGACAGCGAGCTCGAGGTCGCGCTTAACCTCCATGGCGCGCAGGATCATGTTGCGGTTGTATTCGTCTTCACCGCCGACGACATCGACAACACGCAGCGTATTAGACACACCGACTGTGCGCGCCAATATCTGGCAGACATTATTGATGCGGATCGGCTTCAATACTGCCTGCATGACGGCGGTAAAGCCCTCGGGCTGGGCGTTATCGGCGGCCGGGTTGAGTTCCTGCACGATCCATTCGGTGAGCACCTGCTTGGAACCGACACGCGGGCAGGCTGATACTAGCGGCGTCTCGTCAGGATCGATGCGATAGATGATGTCGGCAAGATCCTCACGGACGCCGACGGCAGCTGTCTCTATGTAAGTGTTACTGGGAGCGGCTCCCATTGTGGGAACGGCCATATCCATCTCCATTGCAGGCCGGGCGCTGGGCGCCTCGTGCCGGTTGAACCAAAATTGCTGGTTCGCAATGGATCTGACTGAAGGCGGATCGGGCGTTTAGACGCTTGGTCGGTGTCCCGACTGCGCTGCGTGCCGATGGCCTACTTGGTCGTCCTGCGACTGCACGGCCCGGTCGTTGCTTGGTGGCGCATGCACCACTGCCCCCGACCGACGGCGGGACGCTACGAGCGTGGATACAGTGCCGTCAATACCGCCCGCTGCCGTTGCTGCCGGCGGCGGCCGAGCGTCGTGCGCTCAACAACGCGGCGGCATTGCGCGCATTGGGTGCGGCCTCGAACGCCTGCTCGAGCGCCTGCACGGCGGCGGCGGCGGGTGGTGGGGGCGGGGTGCCGCGGACGCGTGCGGTCTGCACCGGGGCGGGCGCGCGGGTCTTGGCGCCTTCCACCATCTTGTCCCACATCATCGCTTTCATCATGCTTTCGACGTGGCGCGGATCGGACAGCCCCTGCAGCTCCTGCCGTGAGTATCCGCCCTTGGCGGTTGCCCATGCCGCGATATCGCGTTGCACCGCGGCCCGCTGTGCATCATCGCGCCAGAATTCGTACTTCTCGCTGAGCACCTTATTGCCGGCTTCCACCTGCTGCATCATCGAGCGCTCGTAGGCCTGCTGCTGCAACTGAGTGAGGGTGCCCAACCTCTGTTGTTCGGCAGTGGCCTGCTGATACGCCGCGAATTGCCGCAGATACCCCTGGGGATCGGTTTCGATCATTCCTGGATCGGGTGGGGTGGCGCCCTGCAGTTGCTGCCCGAGTTTTTGCAATTCCGGCTGGATATGCGGCAGCACGGTGGCCAGCGCCTCGGCCTGCTGCTGCAGCTGCTGGCGTTGCTGGGCGAGCTCCTGGGTCTTCCTCGTATAGTCGGCCGCCTGCCCCATCGCAGTCCTGATCTGGGCGGCGGTGACGCGGTGGCCATCGATCGTATAGACGCCATCGGTGGGCGTCTCACCAGCTGGTGCGCCCTCATCGGCCGTCGGGGCCACGCCCTGCTCGAGCCCCAGCGCCTTGGCGATGGTGTCGTAGCTGTCGGTCGCCTCGGCGGGCTTGGGTTGTGCTGACGCCGGCGCTGCGGGCTGTGCGGGCGCCGTAGTGAGGCGTGCCTCTCCCGGCCCCTGCTGCACGGGATTGAGGCGTGCGGTTGCCGCGTCCTGGCGCCGCTTGGCGGCCAGCATACGGCCGGCATCGGAGAGGCTGATGGCCTCCTGTGACGCGGGGGCTGGGGCGTTGGCCAGGGCGGCGTCGTTGGAGGCCGGTGCCGGGGTGGCCGGCTGGGCTGCTGCGGGGGCTGCCGGCGCGGCTGGCGCGGCGCTGCTACTCTCACTCATGGTGCATCCTCACTCAAACCGCCGGGCATCGGTCTCGCGCTGGTTCTGCAGCAGCGCGGTATCGAGCCGGGTGCGCATCTCGGTGGCGAGGTGATCGATGGCGCGCGCGAGGTTGCGGGCGTCCTCGCGCTCGCGGGCATCGGTGCCATGCACCGCGGTGGTGACCGCGCCCTCGCGGATAAAGGAGAGCATGTCCATCAGCTCGCGGTCCTGCAGCAGGCGGTGGGCCTCACTGCCGCGGCGCTGGATCTCGTGCCGCTCCTCGCGTGAGAGGTCGCTCACCGCTTGGCGGGCTGCTTGCTCGGGGGCGCCGTGGTGCGGCTGATGGACGGCAGCGACGCGGCACCGCGCGCCTTACCCGCCCCAGCCGGCCCACCGGCGACGGGCTTGTTCTGGCCCTGACGGGGCACGGTTTTCGTCGACTGGCTCCCGCTGGCTCGTGTGACCATGGTGTCCTCCTATTGCCCTGATGGTTGTGGTGGCCTTGGAAGCGGTGGGCCCCCAGGCCCAAACAGCGACTTGCCCGCCGCATTGGCCGCGATGGCACCATACGCCGTGGGCATCTGCCCCGACATCAGTGCCTGGCGCGTGGCCATGGCCTGGGCCGGGTTGAAGCTGCCCGCTGGTGGCCCCATGGGCTGCGCCGGGCGTGGTGGCTGCATGGTGGGTGCCATTGGCCCCTGTGGCGCCCCTGGCGGCTTCTGGGGCGGCTGCTGGCCTGGCGGTGGCCCGGCGGTGGCGGGCATCTGCGGGCTGGTGGGGGGCGGCAGATCGCCGAGCAGCTGGATGCCCGGCCCCTTGCTCGCCATGGCCTGCTGGAATTCCGTCAGGCTCGGCACCGGGGTGCCGAACTGGGCGCCGGCGACCCACGTTTTCGTCCACGCGTCCAATGCCGCCTTGTCCCGGTTCAGGTCATCCTCGGTCAACATCTGCGCCCGCTTGGTTTGTTCCGACGCCCGGTCGTTCTCGACATCCGCCGCCGTCTTGCCGGCCTGTACTTGCGCAAGCAGCAGATCGGGGTTCGGCTGCTGTGGTTGTGGTGGCGGGACGAACCCGGGGGGCAACGCCTTAAAATATGACGACACATCGGCAATATTCGCGGTTTCCAACATACGCGAGAGCGTATTCCGATATTCCGGCACGCCGACCAGCGGGTTATCGAGCCCTTGCGAGCCCATGATCATCTCCTGCTTGGCGGCGATCTGCGCCAGCATCGCGAGCCGCTCCATCGGCATGCCCTTGCCGCCGACATTCACGGAGGTCTGCCACATCACGCCGAGCGCGCGCGGATCGATCGCCGCCCACTGGCCCCGAATGCGATAGACGTTCGGCCGGTCCTGATGCCGCGCCATCATCTTCAGCAGCCCGGCATACAGCGGCGCCAGCCCGGTCTCGGCCAATGTCCGCGCCACCATATCAAGGCGGTCCTGCGCGGCGCCGGTCTGCGCCGAGACGGCCACGGGCGCGGTCGACTGCAGCTCGTCCACGGTGAGGCCCTGCGACGCCCGCGTGATGCCGGTGCGGCTCTCCCGCACCGCCTCGAGCACCTGCAGCATGGCGATCGCGGCCTCGCCGGTATAGGGCTTCACCAGCTCGGTCACCGCCCCCGGCTGCGTCGTCCGGATGATCGACCCGATGGCGGTTTGTCTGGCATCCGCGAGGTTCACTTGCCCCAACGTAACGACCGTCCTGGGGAACATAGACTGCGCCAGGCTGTCCAGCGTCGCCCGCATCACCCGGCTCTCAACCCGCTGCAGGTCCATCACCATGTCGGCCTGCGAATAGCCGATCAGGCGCCCCGGCTCGCGATACGGCGTGAAGCATGCCAGCGGGATCTCGTCGCAGCGCTCCCACTGGATCAGCTTCGTGGCATTGCCCAGCATATGGACGTGAATGAGTTCCGCCTTGTGATCATTGTCGGTATCGCAGCGGATCCAGCCCTCGGCGTAGCGACAGATGCCCATGCTGCGGTCATTCGGGGGCGAGGCCTTGATGTTGAGCCCCTGCGCCGGGTTGCGCGCGATCATCTCGCGGCGCTGCTGCGGCCGCGGCATGGTATCGCAGTAGGCCAGGATCTTGTCTGCCGGCAGCCCCATCTCGATCAGGTCGGATGCCGGGACGTCCCTGACGTGAAAGATGCCGCGCGCCGTCCCGACATCATTCGCGTCGGCCACCACCCAGACGCACTCGGCCGGCACCGCCTCGACGCACGGCCAGTTCTGCTGCGCGGTGCGGGTGATGGTCGCGGCCCACATCTCGGGGGCGCCGCCCTGGCTCAGGTACATCGCCCCGTCGGGGGTCTTCAGCATAACGCTCTGCTCTTCGTCGGTCATCGGCCGGCGCACGATGCGCTGCGCCTCGATGCCTGGCTGGACCAGCAGCATTTGCAGCTGTGGCTGCAACAGGCCCTCGCAGACATCCGTCCGCACTTGTTCGCGCTTGCCCCAATACCAGCGCGCCCACCCAGCCTTGCGGGTCAGAGCGTCCAACAATACGTCGTGCAGCACCTGCCAGCCGTGGTTGGCGGTAAACAGCGCCCAGCGGGCATAGTCGGTCGCCTGGCGCGCCAGCATCGTCGCCAGCTGGTCGTTGCCGGTGATCTCAGATGAAATCGGTTCAAAGCTGACTGGATCCTCGACCCCGGTGAACACGCGCAGCAGGCTTGGTAGCGTGCTGCGGATGGTATCGCGGACAACCGTCAACACGATCTGTGAGCGCCCGGGTGTTTCATCGCCCAGTGGCCGCCCGTCATAATACTGCGATGCGGTGATGCGCTCCTTGCTCAGATACATGTCGTAGTTCTGCGCAATCTTGAAGTAATACTGCGCCACCGCCTCAATCTCGCGATCGTCCTTCCCCAGTCGCTCGAATAAAATCTCCTGTTGCCATTTTACACCAGCCGGTTTTACTGTAGGACGTAACCCAGCCGCATAACGCCGCAGCGATGGCGGTAGATCAAGATCGCCATCTGGTGGAATGTCCGCCCGGGGCTGTGGCACTAAGTATGCGAGCATTTGCTCGCTTCCCACGTTTAGCCCCTGAGGCTGCATGCCGGACGGCACTAAGTTCGGGAGTGGTGGAAGCGGGGGGACGCCGCCCATCATTGGGGACATAATCCCGCCTTGCGGCGCCGCACCAAGCAGGCCACCGAAAGGCAACGATTGAGGTCGCGCCACAAGCCCGCTCATGATATTGCTCCAGCGGAGAACGGCGACGCTTGCCACGCCACCGCTCTCCTGACCAACGACCCTGGAAGGAGGATCAGATGGCTACTAAGACGCTGCCAGATCGCGAGTATGTCTGCGAGTGCCTCGATTACAGTCCTGATCGCGGAATATTCCAATGGCGCATCAGGCCAGCGCACCACTTCAGCAGCGCGCGAGAGTGTGCCAGGTGGAATACGAGATATGCTGGCACTTTTGCGGGTTCCGCGAGAACTGATGGCTACCTTGCCATCTACATAAATCGCTCCAGGTTCATGGCCCACAGGCTCGCATGGCTGCTGGCCTACGGCGAACCAGTTCCGCTCATAATCGACCACATTGATGGTCACGAATGGAATAACCGGATCGCAAACCTTCGACTGGCTGACTACCCTGGGAACCTCGCCAACCAACGGGGGCATCGCAATAGCACAACGGGGGTAAAAGGCGTATTCCGGATTAAGCTCACCGGTAGATTTGTGGCTCGTGTGATGAAAAACCGTCGTCCTCATCATATCGGCACATTTGATACTATGGAGGAGGCTGCCGCAGCGCGCAGAAAGGCCGCGAAGCGCCTGCACGGTGCATTTGCTCGTAATTAGTCCGCTCATACCGGCTCTTTCAATTGCTTCAGCCAGAAGCTCAGTTCTGCTCGTTTATCTTCCATCCACTCGTCCTGGGTCACGTCACCGACGCCATCGATCCGCGCGAACACATCCTCCGCGAGGATGATGCAGATCGCCTGACACGCGGACAGCGCGCGCTGCTGATCCGGCGTCAGTCCGCTCATATCACCCCGCTATCGGCGCCGCCGTGGTCGGCTGAGCCGCCGGCCCCGCCCTCGTTTCCAGTTGGGCCGCCCAGCAGCCCCTGGGGTGCGTTGGCGTTGGCCAGCGCCTGGCGCATCTGCTCGGCCTGGATCATCGCCAGGATGTCGGCGAGGCCGGGAAGCTGGGGTGCAGCCTGTGCCTGCGGTGCTGGTGGCGCCTGCCGTCCCCACATGTCGTAGCCCGACGGGCCAGGGGTCACTGCTCCCGTGGGTGCCTGCGCCAGCCCTGGCCCGACATTGAGCGAGGGCAGGGCGCCGGCCCCCTGCGGCCGGCCCCACCGGTCATACGTGGGCATGGGCGCCGGGGCCGGGGCCTGGGGCGTCTGCGTCTGGAACTGCGGTGCGCCGCCGCCGAAGAAGCTGCTGATGGCGCTGGCCAACTGGCCCTGGTCGCTGTCGGGGGTGATGCCGGACGCAACCGTAGGGCCAAGCAGTCCCTGGGTGCCGCTCATACCTCCACCTCCGCGCCCAGATCCATCCGCATCCCCCGCTGGTCATAAATCCCGCCGCTCATGCCCGAGCCCACCCCCAGCCCCTGCTGGCAGAACGTCAGGTTGAGCGCATCGGCGTAATCACATGATGGCAATCCTCGAGCCCGCATGGAGTTCTTATCCTCGACCTTCAGCCGGCCGTCGCTCAGATGCGTATAGCGTGGTGCCGCCAGGTCATCGCGCAGCCGGTCGTGGCGGGGCAGCCGCACCGCGCGCGTGGCCAGCCACTGGCCGCAGCGCTCCCACAGCTCGTCGCGCAGCTTGGCATACCGCCCGGTGGTACTCGGTGACTCCGACACATTCACGCCCAGGATCGGCAACCCCTGCTCATTCAGCCGGTCCACCACCCCCGCACCAATCCCTATGACGTCGATACAGATCAACGTCGGCCGGCTGGCGCTCGCCGCGTCCCATTCCGCTTTTATGGCCCCTGCCAGCATCATAGTGTCGACCTGGTGGAAGCTTCTGGGCATCTCAGGAACAACGTTGCCGCGGCGCTTGATCAGCACGCTGGCATCCGTCCCAAATCTCGCGACATCAACGCCCCAGATCTCGGGCTCGGTGCTGTCGAGCGCCACGTCGCGGAGCATCGCGCTGTCGATCAGTTCGGCTGCAATCATGGTGTCCGCATCGGCCAGCGGGAACTCACCCAGCACGCGCACGCGATACGCGTTGCTGTCGATGCCGTAGCGTCCGGCAACCTCCTCGGCGTAGTCGGCGGTGACCCGTGGGCTGTCGAGGTGGCCGACCTTCATGCAGAACCAGCGGTCCCGCTCCAAATTAAACGTCTTCCAGAAGAACCCCGATGATCGTGTCGGGTTGCCGATGAGCAGCGTTATTGCCCCTGCGCTGCTCATCGAGCCTGATGCCGCCTCGAACACCTGCTCGGGCACGCCGCTCGCCTCGTCCACCACCAGCAGGATGTTGTCGCTGTGCAAGCCCGCCAGCGCCTCGGGCGTTTCCTGCCGCGATGTCCTCGCGGTGATAAAGCACTCGGGGTTGGATTTCAGCGTGATATGATCGGACGTCACATGCCACAGCTCGCGCCACGCACCAGGCAGCCGGTCGAGCCATTTGATCAGCTCCGGATACAGCGCATCGAACAGCTGCGGGGCGCTCGGTGCCGTCATCGCCAGCTTGAACGGGGCCCGCGTATTGCTGAACCACACCGCCACCCAGGCCGCCAGCGCGGTCTTGCCCGGCCCATGGCACGATCGCACCGCGATGCGTGTATGCCCTCTGGCCAGGGCGCGCAGCACCTTCAGCTGCCACTCGTCGGGTTCCGCTAATAAAACTTCCCTGACAAACGCAATCGGTGCACGGGCATATCTGGCTAATGACACCTCATAGGGATTGGGCGCCCGCGCAATCGCCTCGGCCCACGATGGGGGCATAGTTTCTGCATAGTCGGTCGCGGTGTCGCTCATGGCTGCTGATAGACCGCCAGGAGGTGCCCCAGGAACGCATGGATACGCCCAACATCGCTCCATTCGAGGTAGGCTTCCATGCGAACATGATAGGCTTTGCCGGTTGCTTTATCCTCCGCGTGGTAGCGGCTTAGCTGGATCGTTACCCCCTCGCTCTCCCCGTCATCGTCAATGGCCACTCTGAGCGCTAATTTCTGATCGTCGTCGCGCACCAGCGCGGTGGTGCGGTAACGCGTCTCCCCCACGAGATCTCCTCGCTCCTCAAGGTCCAAAAAACCCGGAGCGTAAAAATCAAGCGCGATCGTCATGCATCTCGCTCGGCAATGGCGGCAGGGTGCGCGCGCCAGGCCGCAAGGGCTGGGCTGGTCTCTGACGTGGCTGCGGCGTCATATCTGGCGCCGGGGGCCGTGCTGCCAGCCTCATGGCCTGGATCTGCTTGTTCACGGAGTACTTGGACCGCCCCATCATTCTGCCGATCAGCACTGGGCCGAGGCCGTTGGCGCGGAGTTGGCGCAGCAGGGTGCGCTCCTCGTCGGTCCAGGGCACGCTGATGACGTGTTTCATGCTGGCTGGCATGGCCGCACTCCGCGCGCTATGGTGGGGATGCGATAACGAACCAAGGAACCTTCCGGCGCCCCGCTCTCCTGTGTGAGTGCGGGGCCTTTTCTTTTGGCCTATTGCGACCGCTGTAGACACGCCTGCAGCAGCTGATTGAGCACCGAGGCCGTGTGGTTCGCCCGCGCATCCACGAACCAGAACAGGAAGCCAAGCGCCAGCACGTTGATGACAACGAGCGTCAGGAACTGCGCCGGAAGGGCGGTGATAAGCCGCCCCCCCAGCCCCAGGACGGTCTTGGTCTCCTCGTCGGTCACGAAGCCCCTGGGGTTGGTTGTTGTGCCGTCTCTCCGGCTGTCACCCCCGCTCGTCTACTGGAATTGGGGTCCATCCTGATGAACCGACGAGTGGCCGGGGCGGCTCCTGCCGGATATTGCGTCCCCGTTCGATCGGTGTTTGCGTCCTGCCTAGACGTAGCCTCCGGCATCGAAGATGCGTATTGTGGTATTGAGAGCGGACGCCCCGGCCGTTGAAGCGGTTCGAGGCGTCCTAACCAAGTGACCCTGTTCGGAGGATCGACATGGCTGTCAAACCACTACCATCACGGACTCTGTTACGCGAATTGCTGCACTACGACGCAGCAACCGGCGGCTTCATCTGGAAGCCTCGCCCTCGTGAGATGTTCGGCACTGATCATGCGTGCGCTGCATGGAACGGACGCTATGGAGGCAAGTCTGCTGGCGGCTTCAAGAAACACGGCTATCTATACATCGCTATCGGACGGACGAAGTTCCTGGCACATCGCCTTGCTTGGCTGATCCATTACGGCGATCCAGTGCCAAACGGCATTGACCATGCAAACGGCGATTCCTGGGACAACAGCATTACTAATCTGCGCGCCGCTACCCAAAGCCAGAACATGATCAATACCCGCTATAGAAAGACTCCTAGAATTGGCTACCGAGGCGTTCGGCCCGCCCACCAAAGAAATGGATTTACTGCCCGTATTTCGTTTGGAGACAAAGGCGTCCACCTCGGCACTTTCGCCACTGCTGAGGAAGCCTCCAAAGCCTATCGTGAAGCTGCCATCAGGCTGTTCGGCGAGTTTGCTAATTTGGACTGACAGAAAGGGGTGGCGCGGCCACATCACGCCCACCGCGAGACTATCAGCGCCTCGGTTGAGCGCTGGGTGGTAGTGTATTGTCCACACGCGGCGGCTGCCCCGGCAGCCCCTGTGATGGTCCGGCGGGTGGCTCTGGCAAGCCTTGCGACGGCCCGACGGGATACGACTTCACCACCCAGTCCTGTCCAGGCTTGTGAACCGCTACCACCACCTGGCTGCTCAACTCAGGCGGCAGTGGCGGGATCGGCTCAGGCGGCCATGTCGTCGGCGGCACAGGCAATCCATTGTCCACGCCAGGCAGCGCCACACCGCCCCAGAACCCCGGCGGCTGCCCACCAGGGGCTATCGGGTGTGTCGGGAAGCCTGGACCCTGGCTTGGCCCACCTCCAGGTGCAATCGGGTGCGCCGGATGTCCACCAGGCGGCCACACATTCGGGGGATAGTAGATCGGATGCTCAGGCGTCCCTCCAACGCTGTTGGGGGGCAGCACGATGGGGTGCGATGGCTGCCCGGGCGCTGATGGCGGCGTGTAGATCGGATGCTCCGGGGTGCCGCTGATCGACCCTGGCGGTAACGCGATCGGATGCGACGGACGCTCGATGCCGACGCCATACCCAGGATCAACCGGCCCACCGATACCCGGCAGGGAATTGTCCGGTCGGCCGGGCGAACCCTCGAGCGGCATGATGTAGGCGAGATAACCTGCCATGTGCTTATGCTCCTGTGTGTCGATGTGTATGCGTCTTACGTCATCACGTGTCGATGTCGGCACTTCACCCGTAGCTACGCCTGTTGTGGCGTGTCGTCGTGCGAAGCTTCAGTGATGATCACGATCCGTTTCCAACCGACGCCGCACTTCGGACAGTGGATGGCACGCATCGAGGCAATGACGATGCGGAAGTGAGCGTGGCTCACCAGGTCGTCCATCCATTCGTGCTTGCACGAGAGGCAGCGGAACGCGGTGTTCTGCAGGATCATGTGACGCTCACCACAGCAGCGGCCGCACCTTGAACGGCGCCGCCGTCGCGCGCTCCTGGCGGGCCAACGTGATCTCGTGCTGCAGCGCCTTGCGTGCCCGCGCCACCTCTTCCTCGCGCGAGCGGTGGGCGGGCGTCTTGGTCAGCGCGGCGCGTTTCTCCTGCGACATGTTATACCAGAGGTTGCTGGCCTGCCGCGGCCCGCTGCCGACAATCCGATCAATCGTCTTGAAGTCATACCCAGCCCCACGCAGCCGGATGATCTCGCGCTTCTGGTATGGCGTCAGGGGTTTCATCATGTGACAGCGGCGATCATCAGCACCACCAGCGCCAGCACCATGATCCCGAGCAGCACGCCGTGGCTCATTTCGCCATCCACTGGCGCCGCCTCGCCGCAGTCGCCCGATTGTCCCGCTTCAGCCGCATCCCAACGTCACCGTCATCCACCCGGAACTGCATCACATGCACCAAATCACAGTCACAGCAGCGAAAACGGTAACCGTCCGGCACCGGCCAAATCCAACCCGTCCAGCCATCCTTGAGAATGGTAGCACTCAGGTCATCATACCGGCGATGCCGGCTCACTCGGCCGCCTCGGCGAACAGATCAGCCATCGCCTGCTCCTCCGGATGCTCGGGCATCGGCCCCGCATCGATGTCCACGAACAACGGAGCATCCGCCCGCACCCGCTCCAGCTCCGTGTAGGCCACGTTCAGGTCTATCCCGATGGCATCACGCTGCAGCCGATCAGCAACGAGCAGCGTCGTGCCGGCACCAGCAATCCCCCGCCAACAGCCGGATGCTCATCGCAGCAACGGCCGGCCACCAAGGCCGATCCCCGCAAAGTCAAGCAGCAGCAGGATCAGGATAAGGCACGCAATCACCGTCACAATCACCCGCGCCACCTGCTGGAACGGCGGCGGCAACGGAATCACGCTGAGCACATACAGCACCAGCCACAGCACAATGCCCAGAACCAACAGATAAATCAGCAGGTAAATCAACGCGCCAATCATCACCTCTAGTCCCTCAATGTGTATATCCGCGTGTATACACGGAATTTTGGGCAGAAATTTTCGGAGGGGGTGTGGGGGTGGGCGTGGGTGTCATGGTCGAGGCGTTGAAGGGGGGCCCCGACACCCCCTCGGTCCTGGTTGGCTAAGGCATTGGTGTAGCTGGTGCACATGAGCCGGTTCGCATCGATGTTGGTTGTGTCGGTTCGCTACTCTGGCGGATCAGTGCTGCGCCAGGCTGAGAGATACGCACCAATAGCAACCACACGACTGTCGGGCGCCTCAAAGTAGCCAAGACCCACGTTGCAGGCGTGGCACAGGATAGCACGCACCATACCGGACGAGTGATCGTGATCTAGGTGCATGGCACGACCAGGCCGCAGGTCATCCCCACAACACCCGCATCGCCCAGCTTGTCGATAAAACAACTCATCGAACTGCTCCAGCGACAGACCGTAAGCACGATACAAATGGCGTATTCGCGCCTGTATCTTGACTGTGTCGCCCGAAGCATAGACGCGCTTTGCTCGCTGGTTGCGACACGCTGAGCATCTAGCCTGATGCTTCCTGTGGCTGCGGTGGAAAGCGGTAAGCGGTTTCTCGATTTGGCACAGCGTGCAGATCTTTGTTTCCATGCGCCAGATCATAGCGCGCGTCCGACGCTATCGCCATAAAATACAACCGGACTATTACGTCCGATAATATCCCTTTGTGGACATGATGGCGCTTTCCCACCGCTATCACTCTCATCTCACAACACGTATAGGTTGTGCTATTCCTCGGGCAATGGTGCATCGAGCAATGATGCTGGCGGTGCTGCCTGCGCTTGCTGCTCAATGGTTATTGTGGGTCTGGGCTCAGCCTGCATCTGCTTTGAGATCTGCATTGCGGCCTCGAGGTGTAGATGGAGATGCGTGCCAGGCGGCGACACGATCGATGTCGGCATCACCTTGGCCAGCAACGCCATGAATGTGGCTGGATGATCGATAGCTTGCTGCGCCAGATACTTGACGCCACCGACCTTGTGCAGGGCGATGAGCACCATTCCGCGGACGTCGGCGTTAACGCTATTTGCGCTGCCGAGCGGGCGCCCGCCTTGTTTTCTACTTGGCGGCTCTAGAGTGAGCAATGACTTACGCTCCGTTCTTTACCACACCAGACAGCAACAGATAAATGTGTTCACACACACAAACACCTATTGACATCCATCACCACTCGTCACATATTGGGGTCATCAACAAGGAACTGAGCGATGACCGAAGTGCACATCTCTGCCGGACGCGATTACACCACCTACAGCAAGTATGAATACGTTGTGTTTGATGGCGAGAAGGTTGTCGCCTGCAAGGGCGGTTTCTCCAACAACTCGGCTGCCAAACGCGCGGGCATCAAAGCGGCGCAGGCTTACATCGGGATGGAGGGTTGAGTGATGGCCAACCTTCGCTACTTCGCTGCTGACCAGCGGCTCACTGCGATCCGGCACGATGGCAGCATCTACACTGGTGCGAAGCACTTCACTGGGCTGACGCCTGCTGGTGTGCGTGTGCAGGTTGAGCGGATCATTGAGCGCAAGTCGAACCCCTCCAACCACAAGTGCGATGCGCGTTGCCTGCATGCGACGGGCTTTAAGTGCGAGTGCAGCTGTGGTGGCAAGAACCACGGTGCTGGCAACTTCATGTGTGAGGCGGCGTAAGCCGCTTCACCGCAACAACCAACGGAGACAGACAGATGAGCATTTTCGCAGTTTACACCCGGAACGAGACGGCGCGCTTTCGGGATGACAACACTGAGGGTTATGACGCGGCCGACCTAAAGGCATTGAATGCGGCTTTGGAGCGGCTTGCGATCAGTGAGCACGACAGCAGCGACATCATGGTTGCGTCATTGCAGGACCATCTGGCGGAGAAGCTTCTATCCCGTTTTGATGATGGGCTACGCGGTGATGACCTGCTGGCTGGGATGATTGTGCGATGAGCGAGACACCAGCCTGGGAAGGTGCGCCTTCGCGCCTGACGTTCTATCTGCCTGACGACATGCTGGCGTATATACAGCGGGATGCCCGCGAGAAGGGCCAGACGCTGAGTGAGTGGCTGCGGCGAGCGGCTGAGGCGGCGTTGAAGCTGTCGCGTGCTGAGATGCAGGACAGGTTGGAGAGTGAGCAATGAGCGTGCGGCGGGATGTGACTAAGTGGGTATGGTTGAGTGTGATTACGACGAATGCTGGCAACGAGGATGTGCGGGTTCCGGTTGCTGAGGATGAATGGAACCGGACTGATCGTCGTGCTGTGGAGCGATTGGCGGCGTTTGCTGAGCGTGTTGGGACGTATGTCCAGCGCAGCTCACAGCGGTTGCTGTAGGTCAGTAGTCCTGTCGTGCCACGAGTGCATCGGCTGGATACCGCACTTCGCGGAGTTGTCCGAGGAACAGGATGCCGACGGTGGCGTCCTCCCCCTCCGCCGAGAGCACCACACCCCCTAGCCCCTGGAATGGCCCCGTGCGGGGCGCCACAGCGTCGCCAGGGCGCCATTGGGCATCTTTAGGTGGTTGGGTAGCGGCCAGCGCCTCGACGGCCTGTAGCGCGCTCACAGCGCCCTTACGGACATACTGCAGTTGATTACCGCATCGGATGACGTTTCGGACGCCTGGGGTGTCACGGATTGGTCCCCACGAGGTTGCTGGGTCGTGTTGGACGAACAGATAGCGGCTGAATAGCGGGACGGTGACGGTGTGCAGCAGGGAGGGAACGGCACGGTCGGGGCGTTGGATGGTGCGCAATGGGAGGTATGTTTGGTATCCGGAGCGTTGGAGATTGCTTGCGGCGTAGTGCTCGGCTTGGTTGCCGGTTGTGACGCAGGTCCAGCGCACGCAGTAGCACCGGGGGTGGTTGGCCACCGGCTGGTGTGTAGCTACGCACTGCGTGGCATCGGCGTCAAGCGGCATGGTGGGCTCGCTTTGTGCTGGGCAGGGTGCGCGGCAGGCGGTAGGTGGCGGCGATGGCTGGGAGGTCGGCCGCACGGAAGTGCCACCGCCCGGTGACTTGATGCGCCGGGTATCGGCCCTCGACGGCGCCTTCCCAGAGCTTGCGGTAGCTCAGCGCGCCGGTCTGGTAGCCGGCCGCATTGAGCGTGCGGAGCAGGGCTGAGAGGCGTTGGTCGTTCACGGCCGGACACCGTGTGCTGCGGCTCTGGCGGCGAGTTCGGCTCTGGCAGCGCGCAGTGCGGCGTCTGGCAGGTGGTGAGCCTTTGGGCGCTGTGGGCACAGATCGTCGATCTGCTCGTCGGCCGACATGCCGGGTGCTCTGGGCGGATAGGCGCGCATCCGCAGCGCGTGGCGCACATTGGCGAGCACGGCCAGGGCGACGCCAGGATCGACCGGCGGGTTGTCGTCATCGGGCACGACCTCGCCGCGGACGACCTGCTGTGCCACGGCGGCTGGCTGTGCTGCCCGCTTAGCCGCCCACCACGCATTGAACGCCCCGGGGTCCTCGTCGCTAGCGTCGCTCAGCCGGTAGGTCTGGGTGCTACCTGTAGTTGCGCCGATGACAGGCGCCTTAGGCGGTGCGGCGGGTGGTGGCGCTGGCGGTGGGGTGCCGCCTTCCTCCTTCTTCCCAAACTTTAAAACCTTCCCTGCCTCGGGCGCGCTCGCGCGCCTCTTAGGGTCTCTTACTTGGGTATAAGAAGGGTCGTCGGCACCGTTTGCCGGGGTCACGGTCGTAATGTGCCGACCCCCCTGCAGTGATGTGCCGACCCCCCCAGGCAAAACGTGCTCACCTACCCCAGCACCATTTGCCGGGGCACCCTGGGACATTTTGCCGGGGTGTGAGGGTGTAACCTCGGCACCGTTTGCCGGGGTGTCGGGGCGTAGAATGGTGAACCTGGCAGCAAATCCAGACCTCGCGTCCACACGTATGAGTTGCAGTTCGGCCAGTCCGTGGATCGCAGACCGCACCGTCCGCACCGCCAACCCAGTAAAGTCCGCAATCGTCTCCTGCCCCGGCCAGCACACCCGCTCGCCGTTCGCCATGTCAGCCAGATAGATCAGCACCAGACGACAGGCCGGCGATAAGCCCAGCGTGCGACCACGCTCCAATGCCCACGCAAATGCCGGCACACTCATGGCCGCTCTCCCAATGTCACCACATAGATCCGCCGCCCACGCCCAACGCCACGCGTCTCGGTCGTGATGCCCGCCTCGTCCAATGCCCGCCGGATCTGCCGCCCGCCTTCACTGGACGAAATGCCCAAAAACCTGGCCATCCAGTTGGCCGACGGCACCCGACAGCCCACCTCGAGTCTCGGGATGATCCACCGCTGGATCTTGTCGCGGTGAGCACGGCCCTGCGGCCTCGAATGTGAATAGCTGATGGACATGGTACGCGCTCCCTTGCTCAGTCTCCGGAGCTGCGTTATGAAGAGGGTGTCTTGGTCCCCTTCGGTGAGTGCAACCCCGAAGCCAGTTATGCAGTTACAGGCGCCGTCCATGCTCGAAACATGGGCGGCGTTCTCGTTTCTACCCTGGAAATGGCTGAGTCGGAAGGGCGTCATGCGACGCGCCTGAACATATCAAGCTGGTTCCCAGCAGGATCGATAAACCGACGCAGCTTCTGCTGGTAGTTGTTGAAATCAGGATCGAAGTAGTCAGCAGGAAACTTGTGCCTCTTCCCATGGCACTCCACGCAGATCAGCCAAGTATGATAAAGATCGGGCTTGTTAACCGCTTTATAGTGTTCCTTGTGACCAGTCTGGAGCAGCACCCCATCGCAAGAGACTATCTCACATTTGTTGCAAACAGGGCATAAGCCGTGGAATACTTCCAATATGCAATGGCAATGCGTCCGTTCCGTGCCTTTGATGAAATTCTTTCGCCTCGGCTTTGTCTCCCGCACAATCGCCTCGACTGCTTTTAATCTGATGCCCTGGTTTTTCTGCTCGTCCTTGATCCAGACGACATCGGTTTTCACCGCCCCCACATCCGTCGCCAGACATCCGACTGCCTGCGCCTGCGTTTCCACGGCGACAGTGATCCGCTCAAGCAGCATATCCTGCGTCTGTGGAGCGTGATGGTACGAGCCAGTCTTCCGGATTGATGGGAGCACCTCTCCGACAACCCAGTCCTGGAACTCAACCGCTTGTGGTTTGTCAGAGCGCAACACTAGGCGATACAGCCCTTGTTCGCTGATAATCGCGGTTTCCTGGGCGCCACCAGGGGTATCAATCGGAATGACCCCCTTCTCGCAGTCCCTGAGCCGTCGAGCCGCCATGCTAGGATTACCGAGCCCTAAAACCCGACACACATCACCAAGCACAAACCAAGGCTCGCCGCCCCTGGCGACAACCCGGACCTCGAAGTCCTCATTATCCCGATGAAAGCTGAACGGTATTACATCTCCCATTGTTGTTCCCCTGGTTTCATCGGATTGCTGCGCCGCCATCGCCGAGCGTCACCACCACCAGCCAGGTGACAGCAAACGCCACAGCCCAGCTGCACAGCGTGATCAGGCAGGCGCGGAGCAGGCTCACGCCGCCACCTCCGCATGGAGCCGCAGCGGCACGCCACAGGCCGCCAGGAACGTCAGCACGGCAGGCAGGCTGTCACAGACGCCGATAGTCAGGCCGGCCGCCTCCAGCAGTGGGAAGGTCTCGCGTTGGCCAACCAATTCTCGCAACCCGCCACGTCTTGTACGCACGATCCTCGTGCTTGAGAGCCGGCCCCCAGGTCTTTTGAGTTCAACGCCATAGAGGCGATGGTGCAGTACGAAAATATCTGGGAGGCCACGCTTCAGGCCGATCTCCGTAAGGCGAGCGGCCTGTGCCTTGGTGAGCTTGATGTGACCGACCGGCATGGCGAACCATATGGCCGGCGGCAGCAGCAGTATGTCGAGCGCATGCCTGACGGATGCCTGGAGATCCTTTTCCTTGATGATCTCAGACGTGAGTTTCAGGGCGCTGATGGGATGTTCCATCAACATGGAACTGCCCTAGGTAAGCCGTCACAACGCAAGCCTTGCGCCACGAAGTTTGCGCGTCGATTAGCCTTTCGTAGCGTGCGACATTGGCGGCATCCACGACTGATTGCAGTGAAGTATAGGTTATCGCCGGAAAGGGGATGACCTAGCCAGCAAAACTGCTTCATCCCTTGGCCTGGCTTCGCGCCAGGCGGCTTGCTGGCGCGACCTTTGCGGATCATATCCGCAGTGTTGTCCTTCTGCGTTCCGATAAAGAGATGTTCTGCGTTGACGCAGCCAGGGTTGTCGCAACGGTGGCACGCTTGCAGGCCTGTCGGCACCTGGCGGCCAGCAAGTGCGAGAGACACGTGCGTGGCGTACTTCAGGCCGCCGTCAATTCGGAGTTGCCCATACCCCTTACGATCGCGGGAACCGGTCCATAACCAGCATCCGCTGTTCGGCTCTGGCAGCACATAGTCCATGAACCGATCAGCCAGTGTGCGTTGGCTGTACCGATGACGCAGTCCCAGTGCCTGTGCGTGGACAGAAACCGCTACGGTGGTCCTACCCAGTCTGGCGGCGATTTCGCTCACTGGATCGCCACGCTCGTAGCCGCTCCTGACCACATCGTCAGTGGCGTCAGTCCAGACATACCGCTGCCGCTTTGGGCGAGCCGCGACGCCGCACGCCGGGCTGCATGACTTCTGCTTCAGATGCTTGCGCGTAACCGTGAAGGTTCGGCCGCAGCCAGCGCATATGCGCTCCTCGGGCGCCGTCAGCCGGAACCGGGCCGGGGTGCGGTGGGCGGTGGCGGTCATTCGGCCGCCTCCTGGCAGCGCCGCTGCGCGCCGCGGGGCTTGGTGCGGTCCAGATATTCCGGCGTCAGGTCAGGCGACAGCGCGATGATGCGGTGCCAGTGGTGCGATGGGATGCCCCGCCGCTTCCATTTGCCGACCGTGTTTTCCTTCAGTCCCAGCAGGCTTGCCACTCGGGTGGACCCTCCCAGTGCCTCGACAATCCTGGCGTGGCGGTTCGACA